TCATGTATTACCTTTTATTCATAAATAGTTTGCTCAGACTATTTATAGTATAGAGTAGGAATTTTATTAGGATAAAGGCGTCAGTGCTGTGGCACTGGCGCGGATAATCCGAAAATTTGACTTTTTTGTAAAATTCATTATACTATTAAAAATAGGAAACATGATGAAATTGATTGCTACGAAAAAGAAAATTGAAAATGACGACTTTAAGGTTTCAATCGGAACCACAAATAAGAAAAGGCCAGTAACCTTTTATATTGAATTTAACGGAACGGCATCGCTAGTCAATAAGGATGTGATTAACGGCGGTCTTATGAAGGAGCTATCCTTGGTAATTAAAAAGATTTCCAATTCTATCGTTAATGAGTATTCTTTAGAAAAGTGCGCTATTGCTGATATAGATTTTTCAGAAGAAAGCTTGAAAAATGGTAAAGAAGCTTATTTGACAATACAATTCTATTTCATGCAACTATTCACAAATAATTTTATCGTACTATGCAGCCTTTGTGAAAGTATTGTTGGAAACTACGTTCCTGTAATAAAGCAAAAGCTACTAGAGCACAATATCGAAATAAGAAAAACAAGATAACATGATTGAATTTTTCATAAATAGCAAATCGACAAACCCTTCTCTTAGGATGGAGCTAATCCTGGACGGGAGATATGACTATAAAAAGTCGCTAATGCACAACGCAATCCAGGATAGCGATGTAACGTTTTCAATGAGAGACCACGAAACTGACGTATATAAAATAATCAACGCGCCAGCAAAGATTCGTTTAATGGATGACAGCGGATGCGAGGAAAAGTACGTTCTTGAATATAATTGGACAGAACGAGACACTAGGTATCCAGGCGTTTTTGACGGAACCTTTGAGATTAAGTTTAACGGCAATATAATAGAAAATGGCGTTGATTACCCTACTGGAAATCTAATTGTTCCTATACAGGAAGAACTTAGAATATACATAAAATAAAAAAGATGGGAGACCCCATCTTTTTTTTTATGATTCAAGGATTCTGTAAATCTCTGATAGATTTAAGATATCTTCGCAAAATGTATCCTCTGAGAATTTCTTTTCCGATAACTGTTCATTAAGAGATTGCACTTTTTCGTCTGGAATATTATCCTTATTTTCCGATAGCGCGTTTGTTATCTTCTCCTTGTACGCATTAAAAATCTCCTCAAAGTTTTTTCCATCACGGACTTCGTTTACAAGGTCCATTTCCTCCTTTGTTAGCTTTCCTTCGTACTTTCCATTAAACTCTCTTACTAGCTTATCGTATTCTGGAGATTCTTCGACTGGCTTTGTGCTTTCTATTTGCTCTCTAATTACCTTAACCGCATTACTGTACTCGGCAATATTCTTTTTTGTTTTAGGTGTTGTTGCGATGTATGTAACAGCCTCATCAAGCTTTTTATTGCCTTCAGTAATGAATTCGTCGGCATCTGCACCAAGCATAATGTACGCACTTCCGATAACTTCACCAAGTTTCTGTAGGCCCTCTTTAAGTTCTTCCTTATTAACACCCCAGTTTTGGGAAGCCATCTCGTTAATAAAGAATGTCACATCTGAAGCAGAGTTTGCTTTTCTTATTCCCTCATAAAGAGTGTGCATTGAAGATAGAGCCTTAGAATTTTTGATTGTAGCCTGATATTTTCCAAGTAACGCGCCGCCTTCTTTTGTAGAGAACAGCAAGTGGGAAACATTTTCCATGTTCTCTTTGATGCTTCCGAATCCTTCGCTTGCTAGTCTAGCTGCCTTGTTGATTTTCTCAATGTAAGCAACTCTTCCATCGCAAGCCTCGTTAAGCTTTTTTCTATATTCTTCAACGGATTCTACCGTCATTAATTTATCGATATTTTCCATAGTGATGTTTTTATAATAAATAGTATTAATCTTCTAGTTTATCGTCTTCAAAATCGCTTTCATCAATGTCATCCTCTATATTATCTAGGTCGTTATCAACCATCTCATCAAGTTTATTTACAAGCTTATCAACTTCTTCTAGCACCATGCTACCAGTGTTTATTTCTGGAACCTCATAATCCTTGTCTATTGTGTTCTCGTGTAGCATGTTGAAGTATGTCTTTGTAAACGACATTATTTTAGCGTATTTTTTGTCTCTTAGCCACCCTTCAGACAACGGAGCTTGTTCTCCACCAGCTGGCGCTGTTGCCCCACTATCTGCTCCAGGAGCGGCTCCCATATCAACAGAACCTTCTGTTCCACCCATATCTCCGCTTTCTGCTCCCATATCACCCATAGGAGGCATAGCTCCGCCTCCTCCTGGCATTCCGCCACCTCCAGCGGTCGCATCTCCACCTTGAGCATTCGGGTCGACTGTTCCATCACCATACATAGCATCAAAGTCACCGTATATTCTATCTGTTTTATCGAATACACCAGTCTTCTTAATGATATTCTGAGTAGCAGCGAGCTCTGCGGCCATCGCCTTCTCAAGGCGTATCTCGTTAAGCATATCAAGAATCTCTGCGTCGCTAAGCTTCATTACATCTTTCAACACCTTGTGAAGCGAGAATATCGGCATTCCGATTCCTGGGTCTGCTAATAACTGAGCAGCAAGCGCAGCTCTCTTTGTTAAGTTATCAATCTCTTGTTGCTCTATCTGGTTGGACGGGTTGTTCATTGAGATTGTGAAGTTAGAAATCTCATCTTCCATTCCAACTAGATAAAGGTGAATCATGGCAATCTTGTTTAACTCGGTGATTACGAATTGCTGTATTCTATTAATCATCCTAGCAAAACGAATATCCATAATACCTAAGTTTTGTCCCTTTCCTTGCGCTTCTTGGAAGTTAAGGAATGTCTTCGGAACTCTTAGTGCTGCAAAAATCTTATTCTGCATGTAGTTAATGTCATCCATTGCAGTTTGATTCTGCGCACCAGAAAGTGTTTCGATAGGGTTAGATGCGTTCTCTGTCCTTACTGGGATAAAGAAGTCAGTAGAAACGTCCATGAAGTTCTTACGAAGGTCTATCTGGCCAGTTTCTGGGTCAATAATAGGCGTTCTCTTGAAGTTATTGGCAATCTGTTGTACATATCCCTCAACGTCATCGTCGTCAATTCCGCCGACGTAGATTTTAAATACCCTTCTTTCGATTGATTTATCTAGCCTGTATAGAAGCATTGCATCTTCCATCATAGACCACATTCTCCATGCCCTTCTTGCTTTATGAAGAGCTGATACACCATAAGGTAAGAAGAAAGAGTCATTTAATAGCCTAAAATGGGCCATTTGGAAGTTTCTGTAAGGAGCCGCCTCATTGTGACCGTTCCATACGTACATAATTTCGTCCGTTTTACGGCCATCTCCAGGCCTTAGGATTGCACCAGACGCGTAGCTTGTGGTATATCCATTTTCAACCCTATCGATTTCGTATACTGGAAGTTGTTTCCATCCAAGGATACCGTTCTTCTCGTCAATATTTAATAACATGAAGCTGTTACCATACTTAATCGTCTCTCTTACTACCATAGGAAGCATTAGAGGAACTCTAAGCCTATTAACGAACAAGTCTTCAAGTATAGATTGGATTCTGTTTGACCTTGATGTGATTTTAATTATTTTACCATCAGTTCCTGTAGAACAAGCCTCTTCCGCCATGATATCCAACGCGGCGCCTATTTCAGGCGTTCCATCCATCAGGTCGGAGTCGCGGTACATTAGCTTAACTGCTGTATAGCCAGCCATGCTTTCCATTGCGGTATCGGCGCCAGCCTTTACCCATTGGTAATTAAGCAATTTTTGCTGCCTTATCTGTGTTAGCTTCTTCTCGTAATCTTCCTTGTTCTTTGTTGTATATAAAACTTTATCATCAAACGTGTATTTCCTTTGACTACTACCATCAGGACTCATGCCGAAGCGTTCATTCGCGTCGACACTCTGAGTTCCCATAATAATACGGTTAAGGTTTGTGAAAAGTGTATTCTTTTTTTCTGCCATATAAATAAACTTTATGTATTATACTAGTAATAGTATAAGAATATTTTCGTTGTAAGTAAAGATTAAATTGCGTATATTCCGAGAGGAGTCTTTTGCTGTATCTTGAGATTGTTTTCAACAAGATTAGCCTGTATTTCCATTAATTTGTCTGGCCTCATTCTCTCTAACCTCTCCTTGAGGTCTTTCATAGCGCTTTCGTACTCTTCTTTTCCTTGTTGGATTAGCATTTGGTAATCCATCGACATCTCTGCTTGAGGAATGCTAACTTTTCCGCTATATTTTCCCCTTATAAGGCCCAAAGTCTCCTTTGCCTTGGCTACTAACAACTTACGAATTATCGTCTTTGTAGGGCTATTTAGGAATGTGTAGTCTATTTCTGACAAAGGAACCTGGTCTGGGGATATGATTACGTCTGGGTTTGCCCTAGCGCACTCATCTTCGTTTCCTTTTGCGTCATAATAAGTATACCATACTTCGCACCCAACAAGGCCTAATCCTCCTAGTGCTCCGCCCATGTATCCGAAAGACAGCTTGCTCCCTGGAGTTGACATTAGGTGTAGCAAGTGTGTGCCGTTCGGCCCAGCTGTTATTTTGTACACTAAGTCACTCCTAAGAAGCCTATTCTTGTATGTTAGGTCTGTCGCAAGGTAAGCGACGTCTGCTGCTGGAGCTGTATAAAAACCACCGATAGGCCCATACGAGCCTCCGCCTAGTTGCCCATATCCACCGCAGAATCCAATATCAAGTCCTCCATAGTTAGCAAAAAGAGCGGCCTGTGTTACTGGTGGGTTAACCCACATAACTTTATTTACCATTCTTCCTGCTGGTATCTCGTAAACTTGCTTTCCTTTCTCAATCGTTATAAAGTCTTTCTTTAGTTCCCAAGGTCCTGTTTGCTGTAATCCGACTTCTTTTGAAAACCACCAGCCGTAGTTCTTTGACATATCAAGAGTTCTTGTCGATAGAGCGAACGCGATATCATCTTTAGTAACGTTCTTTCCCCATAGACTCATCCATTGTGTCTCTACAAGCCAGTTCTGAACAACCTCTGCGTAATCCTCAATAGCAACGTCCAAAAGGTCGCATAAAGCCTCATCTGTTAGCTCTACCGACCTTACACCAGCACCCAGCAATGTTCTGACTCTTTTAAACAACTTTTGTATTTCGTCAGTATATTTTGTCATAAGTCACAGTTTTACTAATAATAAATAGTTTACAAGTTACTTTAATACCCACATATGACTAGCATATTTGCGGCTTTTATCTAATGTCTGCGTTGAGTAGAACGGCATATTTAATTTCTTTTTCTTCTTTTCCTCGGCTTTCTGTTCTTGCTCTTTATATACAACAATATTACCAGTAGTCCAACTCCTAAGGATAGCCTTGTCGTGCTCCTTAGTTTTCTCCTGTCTAGCCATACTGTGTTCCATAACGAACAATCCCATAGCTAAGCAAGTCAATGTATCATCGTGTGCGCCGTCTTGGTGGTCAATTCTAGCCTGAGGGCCTTTATAAATCCAAGTATCAAGCTCGGCCAATACCCTCTTTGAACGAATCTTGAATTGATTTGTCTTTACAAGATTAGCAAAATTAGTTAGCATTTGGTAGCGTACCTGATTACTATGGAATCCAGGAAGCTTACCGTCTTTGTTAACTGGAAGAGAAGAAGCGTCAACCTGGCTTGTATATGACTTTAGTAATGGGTCATCATAATACAGGTTCTTGTATCCAAGTCTTATCATCATTAGAATACAAGCGTCACCAGTACCGCCGACACAATCGACTACACAGAACGGATTATTGTACATTTTGCCGTACTGATAAGCCATTTCTCCCACGACATCACCAGTCTTTTTACCGTGATATTCAAGAACTTGT